TTACTAACAAAATTAATCCAATTACTAATTTTCCAGGAACAGGAATTGTAGTGTTTGGACAAAAAACTTTACATCCTTTTGATAGTAGTTTAGATCGTGTTAACGTAAGTAGACTTGTTGCATATTTAAGAGAAAGATTTAGTGTGTTAGCAAGACCATTTATTTTTGAACCTAATGATGCTCTTACAAGGGAAAATTTTAAACAAGTATTAGACGGATTTTTACAAGATATAATGAGTAAACGAGGAATTTTTGATTTCGCTGTAGTTTGTGATGAGTCTAATAATACTCCAGCTAGAATAGACAGAAATGAAATGTATGCAGATGTTGCTATTGAACCTACTAAAGCAGCAGAATTTATTTATATTCCTGTAAGACTTGTTAATACTGGAACACTATAATAATATAGGCTAGGTGGAAATTTTAGTACACCTAGCTAAATATATTAAAGATTTGGAGTAAGAATATATGTCACTTAAAAAATTTGGAGTACCTACAGTAAATAGTGATGCAACTGTTGTACTTATGCCAAAATTACAATATAGATTTAGTGTAGACTTTATTAATTTTGGTACAGGATTACAAACTGCTGATTGGGATCAGCTTTCTAGGAATATTACAAATATAAGTAAACCTACTCTACAACATGATGAAGTAGTTTTAGATGTGTATAACAGTAAAATTTTTATGGCAGGTAAACATACCTGGTCTCCTATAACAATAACATTTAGAGACGACGTAAATAATAAAACAAGTGCTGCAATTAATAGTCAAGTTAACAGACAAGTTAATCATTTAGAACAAAGTGCCCCTGCTGCTGCATTGGCATATAAATTTAAAATGTCTATTAGATCTTTGACTGGAGAAAATATAAGAGAAGCTGATGCTCATACTTTAGATAAATGGGATCTTTTCGGGTGTTACATTGATAATATAAATTATAATGAAGCAGCTTACTCTGCAAGTGAACCTATGACAATTACCATAAGCGTAAAATACGATAATGCAATTTACGAATATGAGGAATTTCCTGAGCCTGATCCTAGTTTAGCTACCGGTTAAAAGAAGTTTTGCAATGTTAAATTATGCAAGACTTCTTTACGGTCAAACAAAAGGTACAGGTACAAATCTTTTACGTCCTAGATTTACATATGAATTTACAGTTACTTTTATATCTACTGCAAAGGACGAAGAAGACAAGCCTGTTCAATTTGTTATACCTGCTGTAAGTGCTGATTATCCTACAACCAGCATTGATACTATTACTCTAAATCAATATAATAGACCACGTGTTGTACAAACACGTCTGAGATTCGAACCAGTAACTTTTACTCTTTATAACACACAGGATGCAAGTACGGAAAGTTTCTTAAAAATACTAGTAGGACGTTTTTATAATCAGGTAAATTTAAATACTGGCGACTCTATAATTAATAGTTTAGAACTTACACCTAGTCCTTCTCTATTTGGATATAAGCCTGGTATAACAAAATATATGTTTTCTAATATTGTAATTAGTAGAGGCTATACAGGAGCATTTAACAATTTAGATACAACTACACAAGATAAAGTTGATGCAATTAGTTTAGAATTTCCTGTAATTACAAATATATCAGGCACTAATTTTAATTATGCAGAAAGTTTACCACAAACTTTAACAGTTACAGTACAGCCAGAAAATGTTGTAATAGGTAACATAGATTTGCAAGAAAAGGAAGAGCTAGATGAATAAATTTCAACAAGGAATTTATGAATGTGCTAATCCAAAAAAATATAAAGGGACTACTAGGCCTAGATATAGATCAGGTTGGGAACTGGTATTTATGAGAATGTGTGACAATCATCCTAACATTATATATTGGTCCAGTGAAGGACAACGGATTCCTTATAGACATCCTATAGATGGTAGACTTACTAATTACGTACCTGATTTTTTTATTGTTTATAAAGATAAAAATGGAAAGCAACATGCAGAATTAGTAGAAATAAAACCGTTTACACAAACTAGTATTGAGAATGCAAAAACCAAACAAGATAAATTTAGTAGTGTAATAAATTTAGCAAAATGGCAGGCTGCTCAAGCTTGGAGCAAAAAAAACGGGGTACGATTTAGAGTTGTGACAGAAAAAGATATATTTAATAATCCACAAAGAAAAAAATGAAAATAACACTATTTGGTTTACCAAGAACAGGAAGCACATATCTATATAATTGTGTTGTTAGATTTTTATTTAAAAGATCTTTTGCCCAACAAAATAATTTTTGGAATTTAAAATTAAATGAATATTTAAATCCAGATTATAATCATTCAGTAGAGCAATATTTACATATATTAGATACTAACAGAGACTGGGTAAATAAGGAACTAATAGTTAACAATATATCAGATAAAATTTTTAATTATCATAACGACAACTCAGATAAAATTTTTTTAATTTTAAGAAAAAATTGGTTAGAGCAGGTGTCTAGTGGTTGTCTAGCAAGTATTACAAATCAATGGTTAAAATTAAATAAAAATAAAAATTCAGATCCTACACATGTACCAACAGATTTATTTTATAATAAATTTAATCATTTTTGGGACAGTTTAAATAAATCAGTACAAAAAATTAATTATACTAATATAATATTTTACGAAGATTTAGAATTTTGGCCTCGAAAAGATTTACAACATTTAAATTTAATAGAAAAAATAGAAGACATACACAGAATAAGTGTGCCTATTAATAAACAAGATCCTAAAAGTAAAACAATATTAAATTTTGAAGAATTAATAAACTATTTTAACACAATGGATCTTACTAGATATACTTCCCAACATTTTTATTTCGATAGTAATAAACACCTTAAAATTAAAAATGACTAAAAAACTTGAAGAACTTTTTAACTTACCTAGTCAAGATCAAGATCTAGAAGAGCAAATTGTACCAGAATATGTACCTTTAGAGCAAGCGCAAGAACAACTAGATCTTGCAAAAAAGATTGATAATGCTCTTCCGCAAATTTCAGGTGTTGATACTACAGATCAAGACATGGATATATATGCAGATAAAGCTGTGAAAGCGTTTGATGATCTTATGCAATTAGGTTATAATGTGGAAGATAGACACGCAGGGCATGTATTTGCTGCAGCTCATGCAATGCTCAAAAACGCTATAGATGCAAAAAATAGTAAAGCAGACAGAAAATTAAGAGCTGTTGAGTTACAACTTAAAAAATTAAGACTAGACCAGCAACAAGATAATAACCAAAAACCTAACACAATAGAAACAGAGCAGGTAATTAGGATTGACCGAAATAGTTTATTATCCGAGTTAAGTAAACAAAATGATAAATAACATAAAGAAATCAGGAATAAACTATGGCCAATTTATTCGAGTATATAGAACAAAATAAAAAAGAATATCCTTTTCGTATAAAAATAGCCCAACCTTTAGGAGAAGATTTACCTGATAAATTTTCAGAAAGGTTGGAAAAACAATTAGAACAATATGGTGTAGTTAGTTGCAGCGCACCCAAAAAAACTATGGCTCAAGCTATGCCTTATGATTTTCATAGAAAAAGTGCAAGTACAGAAGTTTATGTAATTGATTGTGTGTTACAGTATCCTACAACAAATCATGTTCTTAAACAAAACCTGGTAGATCATTTAATGATAAATCCAAGTAACATAGCAGTTAAACATCCAGACGAACCTTTAGAAGAATATCAAAAAGAACATGAAGAAAATAAAGAATATGTATTAGCACAAGACAGAAATGTAGATGCACAACCGGCTAATAAATTATATGGAGACGAGTATAATTTAGAATTTTTAAAAAGTTTAAGAGAAAAGAAACAAAAACAAGAGTTTGCTGCTAAAGTTCCTGAGGCTGCAGATACAACTCCCCAGAAAGGAAATATGAAAAGTGCAATAGGAAGTTAACATGGAAGTAGTTGTAGATTTACAAGATTTGCTTAAACTAGCAGGAATAAGCAAGCCAATGCCTGCTCCTATGATTGCTATGCCCGATACTACAATGCATGATTCAGGATCAAGTTGTGGATGCGGAGATGTTAGTGAAGACCATCACATACCGGATCCAAAAGATGAATTTGCAAATGCAACTGATCATTTTCATGGAAGATTAAATGCAGTGGCAAG